TCCTCTACCTCCTGTAACATAAGGAATGTAGTTTATGTCACTAAAGAAACCAATAATCTCTATGAAAGATGTTGTTTGATCTATATCAACTCTGTGTCCTGCCGATCCATTACTTATGACTACACCTCCTACACATCTTATCCACTCTCTGCCATCCACGCTGTACACATTCTTGCCGTGTGTAGCAGTTTCCTGCTCAAGCAATTGTAGTGATTTAAACTTGTGCCGTTGTGACCCAAAATGCCCACCGATTCGTGGGTCTTTGATTGGTTTACTGCCTTTGATATCGGTGTAGTAGTACATCCGACCATCACTTTGAACAGTTCCGTATTTACTTGATGCAACTGTAGAACCAGCAGGCCCTGTAGTTGAAGCTGCAAGAGCAGTTGTACCATCTATCTGTTTATCATCATAGCCAGGATACAGAACGCCAGGAACTATATGTGGTACAGATTGTGCAGAAAGGTCTATAGAAAGTTCAGACTGTCCAACTGAGTTTGCAGGAATATCAACGGCACCAGAGATTGCAGAAGAACTTAGAGCATCAGCACCAACTTGGTCTGTGCCTATCTTTGCACTGGTGACAGCATCATCTGTGAGTGAACTTGTTATGATTTTAGATATTGCCATTGATTACTCTGGTTTAGTGGGCCAATTTACGTTTGTAAGCATATAGTTTTCATCAAATTTAGGTTCTGAAGTTTCAGGTAAATCCCTTAAATCTTGCCTATATTTTTTTAGTTTAGTTGTATCAGAACCCATTTCTGTTGCTCTCTGGATTTCCCAATCTGATTCAGACAACAATGCATTTCTTTGTGTTCTTAAAACTTGTTCTGGTGTTTGAGTAGGTGAAGGTTTTATAAATTTATTATCTTTATATAAATACCCATCTTTTATTGCATCATCGCAATCAACCCATTTCATTTCTGAAGAAACAGGAAACTCTTTACCATCCTCAACAATGTCATACACTTGCTCTTTAAGTATTAATGCTTTCATCCTATGTACTCCCAAACTACAATGATTCCATCATGACCATCTCTACCTAAATGAACATCAACACCATTTACGGCTGAATTATGCATACCGCCTCCACCACCAGCACCATAAGCTGTTCCAGCTTGTGCTGAAACGCCATGACCAGAATTAGCAGAACCACCACCGCCTCCCCAAAACGAAGCTCCCCCATGACCTCCACCGCCTTCATTATCAATTGCGTTATTGTGGTGAATTCCACCATAACCACCATCTATGTTTATGTCACCACTCGATCCTACACCTACCGAACTATATTGAGCAGTATTACTTCCATGTCTTCCTCCTTGCCCACCTGTCGCAGAGCAATGGCTTCCAAAAGAACTTGTTCCACCTATATTACCATTACCAGAATTTGATCCATCACCATGACCTCCAACAGTTGCAGTTTCAGTTGATCCTAAACCAGAAGTAATCCATTTAATTGCTGTCCCTCCTGCATGGCCACCACCACCTTGATTGTAAGATGCCGTTCCTACTCCACCACCGCCACCGCCACCAGTTACATAAACTAATACAGCATTTACATTTGTTGGTTTAGTCCAAGTATTAGCTCCAACAGTAGTAAAAACTTGTATTGAATTTAATCTGTAACCTCCACCACCTGAAAGGATTCCTGTTAAAGATGTTGTTCCAGCTACTGTCAAAGTTCCAGAACCAGTAGTCGCAATATTTCCTGTAGTACTGATTGCAATATCGTTTGCAAGTTTTCCTCCTGTTATCGCATCATCAGCAATATCAGCAGTACTTATCGTATCTGAAAATGTCGTTGGTGGTCTTCGTATTGCCATATTTACTCTGGTCTAGTGGGCCATGTTATCTCTGAATATTTAGTCGCATCAGACTGTTCAGATGGTACATCTCTAAGTGCAACTCTGTATGTCTTCCATGCAGTTGGGACTTGTCCTCCGTTCTCTCTTGCCTTGATGACTACCCAATCGGTTTCTGCAAGGAGTCTGGTTCTTTCTGCTCGTATTTGTTTCCATTCTTCTGCGAGGTCATGGGCAGCCTTAGCGTTATCGTCTTTGACTATTTCGGACCCATTCCATGTTAGGTGGTAATGAGTACCTTCTAAGTCTGAAGTAATGTGACCGCTTTGGTTGAAACTAATGGTATTGCCTTCGTCATCTTGATAGCTGAGTGGTGCATTGGTTTCTACAATCTCATAGTCTTCACCAGAAAAGTCATAAGTTTTAACTCCGTTTTCGTCTTCGGTAGTTACTGTTTCTAGCCAAGTCCAGTATTCAGGTTTGCTTAAACCTTTTGCATTTCTTCTGCACTGCCACTCTACTTCGTGAATAGCGGTTACTTTTGTGTCTTTAATTCCGATAAACATTAATCTACTTTTGTTATAATTAACTTTGCTCCTGTTTCTTCATTGTTCCCAAATACTGCACCTGAAGCCTGTCCTTCTGAAATAAAAATATAATCATTCCTTTCAAAATACCATCGTACAGTTGGATTACCACTATAACCTGACGCCATAGAATAATATTGAGTTCCAGTTGAATTAGAGCTATTTCCAGTAGCATTTCTTTGAATTCTTATGTCATTATTCCCACCAGTGGCTGTTACTAAAAGAGTAACATCATACAGTCCTTCTTCTAATATAATGACTCTATCATAACCCCAAGCAATATTTTTATGTCCTAATGCAAACCTACTAAAAAAACCACGATGAGTAGTGAGTCCACTTGAGTCGTTCCAATTGTCACCACTGGGTCCACCACCACTAGCAACAACTAATTGTGTGCTTGGCCCCAAATAACTCGTATCCCTAGTAATCTTATCCCATGTCTTGCCATCTGGAGACACAACTAAATTGTTCTGTTCCATATTCCTGTCACCCCCAACTAACTCATGAAGGTATGGGGTTTCAAAGGGTTGGTAATGTGACGAAGTGTGGATTGGGGTGGCTATATCTATCCCATCTATACCTAGATATTTACTAGATTCTGTTGTTGAATTTTTAATAATATTTGAACCTAATGAAATACCACCCTTAACTCCTGCAAAATTATGAACTTGTGACCCAACATTTTGTCCATACGTCCCATCTGCATCAAATGTAATTCCACTGGAAGAAGCTGATAGTCTACTAATACCACTAAAATTAGCATCAGTTACAGCATTTCCATTGATTGAATATGTAATTTCTGAAGCTCTATCGGAAGAATTACCTCTAAAATGAACTACGTTTCCAGTTCCAAAGTAAGGTAATTGGAAAGTTGGTGTCCCATTTTGTATAGCAGAATCAAAACCAAATTGTTCAGTAACCCCAAAAGTAGATGCCTGACTAAAACTTGTAGTAGTACCATCATAAAATACATCTCTGCTAGAGTTTACTCTCCTAATCCCTTTACTAATTTTGTCTGTCTCCCTACTTGTTTGCGGAACAAAATCTGCCATCAGCATATAGTCAGCTAGGACACAAGCATCTTCAGGGATTGGTGGGCGTTTGGGTTGGTGGAAGGTGAACTCTTTGGCATGCATATGTTCAACAGCGGGGGCAGCTGTATTTAACATTTGGAAAACGTGAGTTCCGTATGGAAGATTTTGGACTACTGTAGTTTTTTCATTAATCGAGCTTCCACTTTGCCAACTTTTAACTACTACTCCATCCACAATAAAATCAAAATCATCACCACTACCAAATGTTGTACCACCACTTTGATTAGTAAATGTGAACCCTGTGCCAATAAAAGTTATATAATAAGTATCGTTTATCCCATCGGTTCTAATAGTACCTCTTGTGCTATCTGTCCTGACATCATGAGCAGAAAAACTTGTAAGTCCATCATCCATCACATAAGCAATATCTCTGTTAGTTCCAGTATCAAGCATACTTGTATCTGGGTAACTACCAGTTATAGTCCCATTAGCACTTCCGTTCCCAAACTCACGAAAATGAAACGTCTTGGCTACTTCATGCAGATTATCTTCGTTTACATCTGTAGTGTGTGCTTCAAAAGTTGGGTAAAAAGTATCATTAGATGCTGAAGCATTTGCCTTTGCGGTTCCGTTAGTAAGTGATGACGAATTACCAATACTTTTAGCATTAGGTGGCATCAGAGTAACACTTGTTTTTATCACACCACTACTGTCCACCCATTTAACTACTCGTCCACCATTGTAAGGCCGATAGTACGTTGAACTATTCTTCCACTTTTCTACACCTAATGAAGTCGCTGTATCGATATAGGAAGAGACAGAAGAACCA